GGGTTTGGGATGGTGGAATTCTGCGTGAGAGGTTCGCAGAGAAAACCTACAAGCACATTAATACATTAGTTGATCAAAAGCAACTAGATGAGAAAAAATTGAATTTATTTAATGATTTCTTATCAAACTTATAAAACTTCTAAATAAATATAGATTTTAGTTACAAGAAAATCGGAGAACGAACAAATGGCTCGTGGTAAACTACAAGAAATGGAAGCAGGAACTAAGCAGTCTAAGACTGCTGTGAATGCTAATGCGAAACCAGCGCAAGCAGCTGAAAAAGTTGCTAACATAACACCTGGAAACAAACTTCCTTATGAAGATCTAGGCGGTCCTACCCCTGAGAACTACAAACCTGATGATGATTCTGCTAAATTAAAACCAGCAGGTCAAACACTTAAGCAAGTTTCCGATGTTGTAACTAATCGCAAAGGCAAAACTGCTAAAGAAGAAGTGGAACCTACTGAAGAGCAGGAAGTTGTTACTGAAGAACCAGTAGCAGAAACTGAAGAAGTAGTTGCCGAGGAAGAAGTTACTCCAGAAGTTAACATCGAAGATGATGTTAATGCACTTCTAGGTGGTGAAGATCTCTCCGAAGAGTTTAAAGCAAAAGCAAAAACAATCTTTGAAGCAGCAATCAACTCTAAAGTTGCTGAAGTCAAAGTTGCTTTAGAAGAGCAGTACGCTGCTAAATTAGAGGAAGGAGTTGCAGTAGAAAAAGCAGCTTTATCCGAAAGAATTGATTCTTATCTTGAGTACGTTGCTGACGAATGGTTCACTGAGAACCAGTTGGCTGTAGAAGGCGGACTTAAGGAAGAATTGACCGAATCATTCCTTGGTGGAATGAAGAGTCTTTTTGAAGAACATTATGTATCAATCCCTGACGACAAATATGATGTCCTTGAGAGCATGGTAGAAAAACTTGATGACATGGAATCAAAACTCAATGAGCAAATTGAGAAGAACATCGGACTAAACAAGAGACTCGCAGAGTCTGTTGCTGATGGTATTCTTGATGAAGTTTCTGAAGGCCTCGCTGCCACTCAGAAAGAGAAGCTCGCCTCACTTTCCGAAAGTGTAGAGTTTGCAAGTGAAAACGAATATCGTGAGAAGTTGGAGACTTTAAAGGAGTCTTATTTCCCTAAAGGAACCACTTCACAAGCTAAAACTGAAACTCTTTCAGAAGGAGTCGAAGCCCCAGATGCTCATGTAGCAACTGGTTCTATGGCAACTTATCTGAAGTCTCTTTCAGCATTTAAGCAAACCTGATTTAAAAATTAGTAAACAAACAATCACTTTTTATAGGTAAACGCAAATGTTCCAATCCGAACATCTGCAGGAAAAGTGGGCCCCACTTCTTAACTATGAGGGTCTTGATCCAATCAAAGACGCACATCGTAAAGCAGTTACCGCTGTCCTGTTAGAAAACCAAGAAAAATTCCTCAAAGAGGAGCAAGCTTTTAGTTCAGGCATAGACCTGATGGAGCAACCCACTAACAATACTAACTCAAGTAGCACTGCTGCTGGTTTTAGTGCTAGTGCATCATCTCCAACCGCAGGTTTCGACCCTGTATTGATTAGTCTCATTCGTCGTTCAATGCCAAACTTGGTCGCATATGACCTTGCTGGTGTTCAACCAATGAGCGGACCTACTGGTCTTATCTTCGCAATGCGTTCACGCTACGTCAGTCAGACTGGTAACGAGACATTCTACGATGAAGTAGATACTGGTTTCTCTGGTAGTTCAGGTACTCAGTCTGGTGGTAATCCAGCACTTGGTGCAACTACTGGTTGGACTGATCCTAGTGCTGGTTTTGGTACTACTACTACCGCATATGGTGCTGGTGGATCAAACCCTGCCGTTCTAAACCCAACATCTACTGCTGATTCTCTAGGATATAGAGTTGGTCAGGGTATGGGTACTGCCGATGCTGAGAAACTCAACACTGGCAACTTCGAGTTTAACCAGATGGCTTTCTCAATCGAGAAGGTTACGGTTACTGCGAAGTCCCGTGCTTTGAAAGCAGAGTACAGTTTAGAACTTGCTCAAGACCTTAAAGCAATTCATGGTCTTAATGCAGAAGCAGAACTTGCTAACATCCTAAGTACTGAGATCCTTGCGGAAATTAACCGTGAAGTTATCAGAACTATCTACAAGGTTGCAGAGCAAGGTGCTGTACAAAACACCGCAACTCAGGGTGTATTTGACCTAGACGTTGACTCCAACGGAAGATGGTCAGTTGAGAAGTTCAAAGGACTTCTATTCCAGATCGAGAGAGATGCAAACGCAATTGCACAAAGAACTCGTCGTGGAAAGGGTAACACAATCCTCTGCTCTGCAGACGTTGCTTCCGCCCTAACAATGGCAGGTGTACTTGATTACACTCCTGCATTGAATGCTAACCTTAACGTTGATGACACTGGTAACACCTTCGCTGGTGTACTACAAGGTAAGTATCGTGTATATATCGATCCTTATTCTGCTAACCTTACAAGTGCTAACGCAGCACCTACAGGCGGCAACCAGTACTACGTTTGTGGTTACAAAGGTACTTCTCCTTATGATGCTGGTCTGTTCTATTGCCCTTACGTTCCGCTACAAATGGTTCGTGCAGTGGGTGAGAACTCCTTCCAACCAAAAATCGGATTTAAGACAAGATATGGTCTTGTTGCAAACCCATTTGCTGAAGGAACCACTGTTGGTAATGGTGACCTCTATGTTAACTCAAACCGCTATTACAGGCGTGTTGCTGTTAAGAACCTTATGTAAGAAGTTAATATCTTCTTTCTTTACAAAGACTCTCCTTCGGGAGGGTCTTTTTTTTATCTAAATATACGTAGGAGACCTGCTTTCTACCATGCTTTGTAAAGTAAAGAAAACACTTAAAGAATATCGTGAGTGGCAACTTAAGTTCTACACACGAGCTGAAGAAACTATGGAGATTAGACTTGCTGGAATTAAAGCAGCAAGAGAAAAACTTGAATCCATAATGAATAAAGACAATGACCCAATCACTTAAATGGGTATTCAGATTAATCTTTGTAGTAGTTGGTGTTGAACTTGCTATTGTGGGAGGAACTGTTGCTGGTTGTCTGACCTTTAAAGAATGTAATAAAGAGACTAAAGATGGTATCGAAAGAACTATGAATAGTCTAGCAACCAAAGCATTTGCACTATATGCTGCTGAGAAAGCAGGTGCAGTAAAGAAAGAAGAATCTTGTCCTAAATGTGGAGCATAATAACTAATGGGAACTAGACCATCACAAATTGAGAATAGAAATTTTCTAGCACCTGTAGGTTTTAAATTTAACCTTAAAAGAAGTCCAGGTGTTGCCTTTTTCTGCAATACTGCTAATATTCCAGATTTAAATTTTGGTGTAGCAAATCAACCAACGTATCTTAGAGATATTCCTACACCAGGTGATAAGATAGATTTTGGTGATCTTAATTTAAGGTTCTTAGTTGATGAAGACCTTACTAACTTTATGGAAATACAAAATTGGATTAGGGGATTAGGTTTTCCAGAATCCATACAAGAGTTTAGAGATTTTGAAGCAAGTGGACAGCAACCAAAACCACCTTATGGTCAAGCAGGACATGACATATATTCTGACGGAACATTACAAATTTTAAGTAGTAATCTAATAGCAAAGTTTAATGTCAATTTTAAGGACTTATGGCCTTACAGCTTGACAACTCTTAATTTTGATGCTACAGATACAGATATAGAATACTTTACAGCAGACGTAAGTTTCAAGTATACTATCTACGATATAACAGATTTAGCTGGCAACTCTTTATGATTGTAACTCTTGAAGATCTTCAAGAGATGTGGGAAAAGGATTCAAAAATAGACAGAGATAATCTACATGAAGAATCTTTGAACATCCCCTCTCTACATGCAAAATATTTTGAACTATATAATACTATATTCCTTCTGAGAAAGAAAGCAGATCAGCAAAGGAAAAATATTCGTCATGAACGGTATGAGTATTTTAGTGGAAAGTCAGACCCAGAAGTATATGCAGAGAATCCTTTTCCAAAGAAGATAAGAGATAAAGATACTATGCAGA